TCCCCAGGTAATCTTGCCATCAGATACCTTTAGGACCACTTCACCATACCTCAACTGGTTTAATTCTGCTGATTGTTTACGGATTTCTGATATTATCTGTTCAGACAAAGGTGTCTGCTTCAACCCTTAGGCCCTCCTCACAAAATATGTATTAGCCAGGCGTTAGCCTGGCTTTTGTTGGTTATTCTAATTCTTCCCGTATCTCAAAATCATCAAGATCGCTTTCTCTAACATTGCCTCGTGTTGGTTCATCTACCATATGCCAACTAATTTCTTGTATTTCGCATACAGGTTTATCTTCATCATCAACGAGACTTAGTGGTAAATTAGCATTAAACAGCTTTTCTTTCGCCTCTTCCTCGCTTTCGGCTTTAATGCAAAAACTAATTCTAGCAACAACGCTTACCTGACCATAAAATTCTTTCAGGTTATCATTGGCGCTAATTTCTTCCTCAACTTTTACCTGGCTTAGATGATCAACATACAAACAATCACCTTCTTGCAGGTCTAAAACTACTTCCTGATCAGGATTAAGGTTGTGCTCAACAGCACCGGCGCTTAGCTGCATATAAGTGTCAAGCTGGTTTTTAAAAGTCACTTTCACTTACCATACCTCCCTTGTTATTAGTCACATCCTCCACCACCGTCACCGTCAAACCAACTATCGCCATTACTATCTGAGCCACTAAAGAGGTCGAAGAACATCCACGATGAATCAGATCCGCTACTACCTTTTGACTTTGATTTTCTGGAACTGCGGACTACACATATGACAACCAAAAGTATCACCAAAACCACTACTATCCAAAGCATATATTAATCACCTTCTTTTTTCTTAAACTTTCTCCGCTGCTCCTCGTATTTCTTATTCATGCTGGAAATAAGTAATTCGTTAGCATATAATCCATTCTTGCAATGCGGGCAACAAGGAATCATCTTGCCGCCCCTATAAATCAATTCCAGTTTTCTTATTGCGACTAAATGCGGCTCCCAGTCTATTATTTTCTTTCGCTGCTCCAAGAGATATTTAACCTCTTCACTCAACTGATCATAGTGAGTTGCTATACTCAACAGGGCATCGTAAGGATCTACAATCGCACCGCACTCCTGACAGATTACTTCCCTGTTGGTGGTGTCAATCTCAAATTTGCGGTTACGACATTGGCATGTTTTACGCTTAGCCCGGTTGATTATAAGCGTTGATATTGGAATAATTTTGTCTGGTAGTTTATCGCTCATGTCTACCTCCGGTTCCTCACCCTCGACGCCTTAGCCATCTGTTTCTTATGCTTCTTCTTTCTGTCCGACTTCTCAGCCTTTTCTCTAGGCATTCTCTTCGTAGTAGCTTGTAATGGGTTAGACTTTACTGCCTTCTTTTCCTCTGGCCTAAAATCCACACCAACGGCACCATGAGTGCCTTTGCTAAGTCCTGAAAATAAAACGTCTAGATAACTATTCATTTAGTTCTCCCCTTCCGCTTTTTCTTCCCCGGTACATACCCAACTACTTCTGGTACTAGCTTCATAGCTTCAACCATTTTGGCTTCCGCATCCGCTCTGGCACGTAGTCGCTTTGCATCTTTATTTATTGCATATGCTCCCCAGATAGCAACTGCAAGCACGATAGCGCAGCAACCGATATATTTCATGTTGGCCGTAATTATTAGTGCCAACACGTCATAGTTAATTTTCATCATTACCCACCTGCCTTTTCCTCTGCCCGCTCCAAAGATTTCTCCTAATCCTGCTCCGGTGGTTGCGATATTTCTTATCACTCCGAACTACTCCGCCCGCGTAACTAAACTCGGCTTTGCGCCACAAGGGTAAATCTTCTCTAAATATAAGATTGATTAGTACGTCCCTTCTCCTGCAAAATTCTTTGTAGGTCATGCAAAACAAGGTATAAGGCAAACTAAAACCTCCAATCAAAACTTCATAACCATCTGTCAGTCACTCTTGAATTAACAAACTCATCAGGCACCTTTTCTCTTTTTCTGTTGCCCAGTCTCTTTCAGTCTCTGAATAACGCTGTCCATATGCTTGGCAACTGCTGACTGAGCAATTAAACGATCATCCTCGCCCTCTGCCTTATCTCCCATTAGTCCAACGAACTGCGATACTTTAAGCCCTAAGGCCTCTTGTATGTCCTCGTCGGTACCACCTTCACAGACGAGATAGTAGCAGAGGACTGAATCTTCTTGTCCCATGCGGTGTGCCCTGTCCTCGCCCTGACTGTGTATTGCCGGACTCCAATCCAACTCACCGAATACCACGCAATTTGCCGCTTGTAAGTTTAATCCGGCAGCCGCTCTTAGAGAGATTATACATAGATTAGTTAGCCCGCCCATGAAGGCTTCTTCAGACTGTCCTTTTTGTTTCGCAGTTTCCCGGCCGGTGATTTTAACTGGCTTATAGTCCTTTAGATCCTCTGTGTAAATATCATGGACTGCATGGTGATAGGCGAACAACAAGACCTTCTCTCCTGCATCAAGCAACATCTTCACAAAAGCTGCAACATGTCCGGCCTTCGCTATTCCAGTCGCTTGACGTGCTTCACCCTCAATCTCCCGCTTAAGCTGGCCCTTTTCGGTAAATTCCTTGACGGAGTCATATATCTGAGCTTTTTCAATAGCTCCTTGGATTAGTTCTCCGTACTTGCCAGCATCAAAATCTATTGTCTGTACTACCCGGCGCTTAGGCGGAAGTTCTTTTAGTACCTGGTCCTTTGTCCTCCTAAGTAGCAACCCTTCACTTCTCAGGTAGTCACCCAACAATCCAGGGTCTACAACTACTTCTGAGCCGTACCCATGGCACCACTCACGGGTGAACGCCTCCCAATCTCCAAGGCAGTGGTATTCTAAGATGTTCATTACATTCCACATCTCGCCGCCTTTGTTGTAGATTGGGGTTCCCGATAGCCCAATCACATTTTCGCAACTATCAGAAACAAGAGACGCAGCGCTATACTTCTCAGTACCTCTGTGGCGTAGCTCTTGTATTTCATCGAATAAGACTGATTGAAAGCCGTATTCTGGTAAATGGTTTTTCCATCCCCGTAGCAATAAATAATGAATAATATAGATGTTTGCTGCAGGCAGTTTATAAGGCTTTAATCCTTTAATAACATGCACCGTGTCCGGATAACCGTCCTCGAACATATCTGGCATCTTTCCCGATATTGGTGGCAGTTTTACGAACCGCCTTATTTCCTTTTCCCAGTTCTTGATAAGGTGGGGCATGACCACAACCAGTGACGGGTAGGATTTTGTTTCTGAGAGAAAGGCCAGTGCCTGAACTGTTTTACCTAAACCCATATCATCAGCTAATAGAGTGCGCCTATTATGCAAAAGAAAGGCAAGTCCCTCCTGCTGGAATTCTTTTAGTTCGGCCTTAAACTCTGTCCCCGGTATAACCAGTTGAGGCTTTGCCTGTATCTCTTGCCTCTTTGCCACATGCTCAATGGTTTTGTTAATTTCGATATCCCACTTATCTGACTTAATTTCTAGTGGGTATCTGAGCATTAACCAGTTTAAATCTCCGTTTGTGCGTTTGGTTACTTTAAATTTCACTCTTCCCCGAATGTTTGTTTTACACCCAGGGAAGATTCTCTTTGCAAACTCGATGACATAGGGATCGGCTTCTATGAGCCAGTAGTCACCTTGTCTATCAAGAGTTCCGAAGGTTTGACCTGATTGTTCTGACTGCATCAAGTAAGCTGGTATCATAGGGCTATCCCCCATAATTTATTTAATCCGAACGAGCAACATTGTTTTCCGTTAATTTCTTTTGGAATATCAAGGTTGCGCTCAACCACCAAAATAATAGCTGTTATTTCAGAGAAGGCCGCATATCTCTTGAGTTGCTCAACAACTTGTCTGGTATACGGCTTCCCCTTCTTTACTTCTATGCCAATGCCACCGTCAACCAAGAAGTCTATTCTGTTACGCGGGGCCAGTTTATACTCTTTAGAATAAGTTATCCCTGCATCGTCAAGCGCTTTAGCTATAATGTCCTGAAGCAGGTATTCGTCCTTGACTAAGTTAACTCTGATTGATTGTAGGGCTGTTAGGGTTTTGTTGAGCATTTAACCCCTCCCATATAAAAACTTCAGTCCTGGGTCTATTGCGGTCTACTTTCAATTCTGGTATAAGAACAGTGACCATTTCCCCGTTATCGTCTTCCAGGACGCCGGACCTGACCAAAGCATCCATTAAAAATTTTGGTGCATAGTTGTCTGACGGATCCCGTTTTCGTTTAGTTTTAAAGTAGTGAATTACTTGCACTGTAGCCAGTTTATACCTCGTAAATTTAAAGAATAGGACAAGTTTATGGATATCGTCGGTCAGTTCGTCTTTATATTTCCCTCGTTTAGCCCAATGCCAGTTCATCCATTCATTTAGGCTTGGTGGCGGATCCGGTATCTGAATCCATATGCCACCTTGCAATTTCCAGGCATCCCACTGCACCTGCACTGGTGGAAGGGTTACGGGCTTGTCGGCCCGTTTTTCCTTCCCTGCCTTACCAGTTAACCGGTTATATTCCTTAAGGCTTAGATTAAGCCTGGTCATATAGTGTTTGTGGCAGTTTGTCCGTAACAATATCGAGGCATTTCGGACAAATATCGCCTTTTAAATTTGATGGGAGTGAGTTGATTTCATCGCACAAATCAAAGTATCCAATAGCTTCAAGATATATTTCTGCATCCTGCCTAACTATATCTTTCGATCCCTCAGACATCCTATCCCAAGACCTGTCTCCCCGGTTGTAGCTCTCCCAGTATTTCTTGCTTACAAGATCGATGATTTTCTTCTTTTTATCTGGCTTCATTTTTATCTCCTTCTGCACCTTAGACTAAGTCTGGCCATTAACTGCAGCCTTTTTCTCTTTAGCTTTTGCCGAATATTCTTTACTTTCCGTAATCGACAGATCAAAGTGGTGATGGTTGTTTAGAATGTATCTGAGATCCCTTGTAGTATATTGAATCAACGCTCTAAACTGGTGATATATCCTTTGCTCAGCCACGTCCAGGTGTGCATCTCCTGTCCCGGCTCTTATAACTTTTTCAGCTATAGACAGCATTGTGCTTATAAATGGGTTAACCGACTGGTCTGCCGACGTTTTACCCTGAGGTTCCGCTACCTGCCTAAATATTTCTTCTACCCTTACAGTAAGATCGTCCTTAAAGTGCAGCCTGGCTTTGCGTTCTGCAACTAACTCCCCTTTAAGTTGAATCACGGTAGTACTTAAAGAGTCGATCAGTGCATAAATTTCTTTTTCCGCTGACCTTGGCAGGTGTTCTATTTTCTCGAATACCTGCGGTTGCTTGGTCTTTACAAGGTGCCCGATGGTGCCAAATGCTTCTTGCTCCGCTGTAGTTAATTCTCGTCGCTCGGACCTAAGCACCGGTACCGCTGTAGGCTCTAAGTCCTGCACTAGCTCCGTCTTAATGGGTTGCACTCCGGGCTTTTCTATGCCAACGTCCTTACACCAGGCTTTAGCTGTCCTTGCAGTTACTCCCCACTGCTTACCCAGGGCTACAAAAGTAGCTCCTAGTTTTACTGCCTCAAAAACAATACTGTCCTCACTCGGTTTTGGTTTAGCCATATCACACCTCCGATTTTTTATAACCGCCTAAGCGCTCTGCTTCAGCCAACGGGCAAAGCCTTTCAGAACAATATCCTTGTTCTTATCATCTTTTTTCCTTATCAAGCACCGTTGACCAACAACAAAAGCAGCAACTTTCCATAAATCCAGGAGTTTCACATAAATTTTCTACAGCAGGACATATTTTATTACTTACTAAATAGTCAGCAATCCTTCTGCGCTCTGCCTGTATTGCTTCGTTAATTCTCTCTTTTGTTCGTTCTTCTACTTTTATAGCAAGTTCAGCTAAACCTTGACCTATGTTATCCATCATCTACCTCCTAGAAATTAAATACTATTTGCTTGCCCCTTATTTCCTCTCGATACAAAGCCACACTGTGACGTTTTCTAATCTCGTCTTTCCGCTTTGCCAACTCTAAGAGCGGCAAACCTTGTATCCAGGTGTATTTCTCATTTTCAAATCCAGCAGCTTTCCAGAACAATTTCGGATGACGTTCAAGGAGTTCTACCCACTCGATCCGACGTTGGAACGGGCAACAGTAGCACCCAGACCTGGAACGCCACTGATAGAAATCTGGAAGGCCAATACCTGCTGAATCTAAGATTCTGATTATATCTGACCTTACTATTCCCTGCTCTTGAAAAGTGTATTTTGTTTTTACATTGCTAGGCCACTTCCACCCTCGGTTAGATTTCGTTTCATCAGCAGTCAACCCGACGTACATCAGAATATTATCGTTTCCGAGATATTTGGCTAGTGGCTCTATCTTTGTTTTTCGCGTGCACCATCTGGCTTTTGCGCTTGGCAGGAAGTTTCCCCACTTGCCCAACATGCCTTCAAAATCACTGTGTAGGACAGTTATTTTACCTATCACGCTTTCCAGCTTCGGCAGGTAGGCGTATGCTTCGGGAAGTTCTGCCCCGTTGTCAACAAAAACGAATTCAAATTTCCTGTTTGGGTATTTATTTTTAAGATAGATAGCTAAGGCGCTGCTATCCTTGCCTAGACTAAGACTAACAACCTCTCGCACACCCGCACCACTTTAACTGAATTAATCAGCTAAGTGGGATTGGTACCGTATTGACATCCTACGGCAACTAACCGCCATAGATAACCCTAACCATGCTCAGTTTTACGTCTATTTTTCATATGGCGCCCGGCGTAACTCCGGGACTTCGACGGGCATCCGCTCGACAGCGGGTAGTTACCTGTTGGTGATTACCTCAATGCCCGATTTCGACAACCCGTATCAACGGGATAACTGAGTTATGCGAGAGATTGGATTTTTGTTTAATTTCAAGAGTTGCATTGTTAAAACAACTCCTTTTTCCAAAATATTGCTACATAAGCACGAAACATATACACGCATCTTACTTTTACGCACTCGACATTGTATATTTCATACCATACACGCGGTTTATCTCCTGGCTTTTTGTCATACCAGTAGTCTTTTTCTTTGGTTGACCAGCCAAAAATTAAACCCATGCACTTCCCGATGACCAGACGTTTAACGCCTTTCTGTTGGCTGTGTGCTTTTCTCATCCATCTCACCCTTTCGGGACTTGACCGGCTCGGCACCGGTCTGCTATGTATTTTGTTATAGTCCAACAAAACTATCAGTTCTGGTGTCCATAAACCACTCCCGAACTCCTTCAGGAAAGCGGTTGACTTGCTTAGTCTTGCGCTTTGGCTTATGCCTTACAGTTATTCCGGCTTTAAAATCTGACTCCAATATGCCGTTGTCATACCTCCACTTTCTAAGGCATTCTTTGCTTCTGGTGAACCCTGCCTCACGGTAGATTTTATATACTTGCTCGATGGGATGTTTTAGGCTTGCTATACGTTTCTCCTCTTCCGAATACTGGTTTTTGTATTTGCTGTATCCCATCACACAGCCGCCTTTTTGTTTCTCATTCTTCTGGGCATTTCCGGGTCTATCTTGGTGTTAGCCCTTATCCACTGCCTCCGACATAACACACAGAGGAAGTAACCAAAGGACTTGTCCATGCTGACTTGTTCGGTACCGCCGCAACAATGGCATTTCATGAGACAGCCCTCCTGACCTTCTCGACCAGTCTGACAACATCGCTGTACTTCCTAATCCCGTAGCGTTCTATCTCCCGATACAAACAGAACAATACTTTTCCTTTTGCTGTTCTGTTTGCCATCTTACGCTGTACTATTTCCTCAATTTGAAGGCTAACTTTGCCCGGCTCAGAAGTCCCTGCCTCATGGATGGCCTGCACAACCAACTCAATAGGGTTAACTTTGGGTCTAGGCATCCTTAACCACCCTCCTCTTAGGCCAGCTAAACAGTTTTATGACGGGGTTTGTTTCGAGTGCGGCAACCCTGTCGATAAGTCTGAGCATATGCCTTGTATTAATCTTGCTCTCTGAGTTAAGCTTTCTCTCAAGGGCAGATAGTTGAGTTTGTATTCTGAGGTTTTCCTGGGCCTGAGACTCACGGTCAAAAGTGACTATATCTATATGGTCATTTAGGCTATTGGTCAGTATTCTATTGGCAGTTGCAAGAGTTCTTATCTCAGAGCTTAACCTTTCTATTTCTTCTCGGTGGTAGTCATAGGCACCACTCAGCACGGAAAGTCTAGTTTGTAAATTACTTACGTTTTGCTTAAGCTCAGCTATTTCCTGCGCTCTCTTTATTGCGCTTTTTCTGCTCATATTTCTCTTTTCCCCTTTCTCTTCTCGCTGCCCTTATGCAGCTTTTGCAACGTTTCTGGTTGCCGGAAAGTGGTTTATATGGTCTGCCGCAGTCCGGGCAGTTCCTCGTTGGATGATTCGGGAATAAACCGCGTGTACCAGGCATGTCCATCATCCCCGCCGGGCTGTACCCATATTTCCTGATTACTTAGTTCCCAAACATCAAGCTTACTCAGTAACAACGTTCTTAGAATCTGTTCCCCGATAGCTCTTGCTGCCGGTGGCGGTACCGCATTACCGATCCGCTCCCGCCATTTGGCATCTGATTTCCCTGACAATACTACCGGCGAACCATCTGGCATATAGAGTGGAAATCCTTGTAGTGCAAGCAGTTCCCAGGTTGTTAGTGGTCTATGCCAGCTGCCGTCCAAAGCTATTATTATCCAAACCCCAGATTCGGTGTCTTTTGGAATTCTAGGGTCAGACACCGCACAATTGCCGCTGTGGATGTCTGCACCTGTGACTGTCTTTGCCGGGTCCGACCAGTCCTGTACTCCATAACTGCCTGACCTGCATTTACATCCTAACCTTGGGTCAGCTATAGTTAATGCTCCATTGTTCGGCCTCATAGCTCCAGTTACGGTATTGGCTGATTCGTCCCACTTGCTCACCCGATAGATGGCGTGATGTGTGCTGTCCTTAAAGCCTGTTCGCGGGTCACTTATTGCTGGTGCACCACTCCCAAAGCGGGTTCCTGTCACACATGGTCCTGGCTCTGTCCAGTTGACTACTTGATAAACTGCAGGGTGTCTAGTGCCCCTTTCTGATAGTCTTGGGTCTGCAATATTAGCAGCATTAGAACCGTTTACTTTGGCGTTTCCTGTTACGGTCTTAGAAGGTTTATCCCAATCCTGTACCCCGAACGAACCGCCACCCCTTGGGAGATATTCAAGCCTATATTCTTCCGGTGCTATATTCTCAAGATCCCGCCAATCTCCCCCGGCCGGTATAAGTGCCAGACGTACCCATGTTTTCCACTGCAGTTTCGGTAGTCTGTGCATTATCCCGCCTCTTGGGTCTCCTGGCATGGGCAGTGGTCCCAATATTTCGCCTATACTACGAACCTGCAGTTTTGGCGACTGATACACGAAGTTTTGCACCTTGGCCGGGTTTCTGGCTATCAACAGATACCTTTTCCGATGCTGTCCCAGGCCTCCGAGCTCTCCGCAATCATGAAATCCTTCGTGAAAAACATATCCGGCACCACCCAACAGACTTTTCATTTCCTGCAGCAGATCCTTGCCTCTAGTTGTTATTCGCGGCACGTTTTCCAAGAGAATTATGCCTGGCAGGTCATCGGAAAAGGCCTCCAGGGTTAGTTTTAAGCCCCTTATAGTCAACCGGTTAAGCGCTTGGTACTTTTCCGATGCCGCTGATTTGCTGGGTAATAATCCGCTAAACCCTTTGCATGGTGGAGAAGTAATAACCGCGTCTGGAGCTATTCCACCAGCCACTTTCCGTATATCCTTAGGAGTCACTTCCCTCCATCCTTCAGGTGGTTCTTGACCATGGAAAGCGATATAATCTTCCCGGCTAAACAAGTCCATCTGCACCGCTGGGGCTCCGGTAAGTGCTTCAAAGTCTTTGCACGCGTCAGGGTCGCAGTCAATCCCGGCTAGTGTAATAAAGTTTGCCGATACTCCCCGGTATTCTGTTGTCGCCTCTTGGGCTCCCAATGCGAACCCGCCCGAACCGCAAAATAAGTATATGGCTGTATATGTGTGCTCTATCTCCTCACCTCCCACTAGCATCATTACGCTCCTTGTACCAAGCCAACTGCTGTCCTATGCCAAGACCGGCCAAAGGTACGTGATAATTTGCATGATACTTACAAATACCCTGATACTTTTTTCCGGCATGGACGTAAAATTTTTCGTCATCTAAACCAAGCTTTGCAATTTGAGACAACACCATCTCAGACCATTTTGCCCGTTCTTTTGCAGACATATCGTTTAGTGATAAGTCGTAAGGCTCTATAATCCTGTATGGATGCAATAATCCGTGTTTTGCTGATAATATAAGCCACTTGTCATAGTTCTTTTCTGCGTATTGACTCGCCGCTTTAAATAACGGACTGCAGTAAAGGTCTTTTGCCTCTGACGCATTAGCCAGTTTTTTCTTACTGCAGGCGATAAGGCCTATTTTTAAAACTACCAGCATCACGCCGTTCCCCGCATCGGCAACCCACTATCGTCGAAAACCTCTGGCACCCCGGCGTCAGGTTCTACCGCATTGTTTAGCGCATCGTCCCAGCATCTGACGCAGTCATCTGGTTTTTGCGTACAAGTTATTTTTGATTTATATCCATGTTGAACAGGACAATCATTCAAAATAGTATTAATCTCTTCCCTTAGCTCCTTCACTGCATTCAGAGCTACTTTAAGCCTCTCTGTTTTTGTCACCATGACCATCCTTTCTGTTGCTCATCCATGGGCTTATTCTTACCGCCGCTTTCTTCTATCTTCACCTTCCAGAACCACACCTTTACACATTTCCCAGAGGCGAGAGACAGTTCTTTCTCCTATCCTCTCCTGCAATTCCTCAATACCGCAGTTGGTCGTGATGATTGTCGGCTTCATGTCCTCGTATCGGGCATTAATTATCACAAAAAGCCTTTCCCGCACCCACTCAGTGGCCTTTTCTGTTCCCATATCATCCAACACAAGAACAGGTATTGTTTTGACTAACTGCATCAGCTTAGCGCTACCACCTTTAACGTCAGAGCTTATAGAATCCCTAATTTCATCAAGGAGTTCCGGTACCGTAACATAAGCACCGGCATGTCCTTTCTTAATCAACTCCTGCAAGATGGCTATAGCCAAATGCGTTTTACCAGTTCCGACCGGCCCAACAAGCATGATACCTACACTCACATCGGAGTTAAATGACTCAACATAGCTTTTAATCATACTGAAAGGCTTTTTATTCCCCTTGGTAATTTCAAAGCGGTCAAGCGTTCTTTGAAGAAATCTCTTTTTAATCCTTGAACTCTGCAGCAATTCGCCTATTTTTACTTGCCCCTGCCTAGCTAACTCAAATTCACAATGACCATATGAAATACTTAGAGAGCCAAAATGATTAGTTAACTGTCTTACCGCAAGTCCAGGGGAAACACTTTCGCAAAACTCAAGTCCAGTACATTTTTGGCAACCGACTAATGACCTCTCGGCATCGCCAAGTTGAAATTCATCAAACTCCTGCTGTCCGTTATTCGTTGACATGATTATTTCAGCAAACTTTTCCATGGTCATCGGGTAAGTCAATCTCAAAAAATTTTCCATACTCCCCGCTTGTGTAATCTTCTGCTGTCTTTCTTGTGCCTGTCTTTGCCATCTCTGTTTTACGCTTTCCGTCGTTATAGTAACAGCCTCCATGCTTATTCCTCTCCTCTTCCTCAATTCGTTTGACTACCCAGGACAAGATAGCCCGGTAATCATCTTTGTATGTTTTACCTTTCGAGCCTTTATAGTTATCTAGTATTTGAATCATGGATTTTGTTTTTTCTTCTCCATATTCGTCAACTAACTTTTGATGCTCAGCTTCGGTCATTCTCACGAACTCGGCATAATTATTTTTTGGTGGACTTTTTCCTTTGCCCTCTTTTTGTTTTTTATCACCGTTAAGGGAATCAGTAATAGGGTTAAGGGAATCAGTAATAGGGTTAAGGGAATCAGTAATAGGGTTAAGGGAATCAGTAATAGGGTTAAGGGAATCAGCAGGATTAGTTGTATTCTGATTCTGTTCTAGTACTGTACTTGTACTGTTCTTTTCATGTTCTAAAATAGTTTCATCCCTAACCTCTTTAATGGAAGAAACTATTTTTTCCGGTGCAGGTATCTCGCTTGCAGCTTCTTTTATATGTGGGTTTTGGTGCTTTTTCCAGTTAATAATAGCTATATAACTATTGCCATTTACCGTATACCGGACAATGAATCCCTTATTATTTAGCTCCTGCAATAAACTATCTACGTTGCAATCGTCATAGGGAAGTACAGCCGCCTTGATTTTCTTGGGTCTATCCTCAAGGCGTCCCTCCCTATCTGCAATAGTCCAGAGGCCAGCAAATAGCAAGCGACCAAGAGGTTCTATTTCCGCTAATTCGTCATTCAAGAAAAATCCTGGTTTAATATTTCTTGCCCGCGCCATTTGCCTTCCCCCTGTTGTTTTGGTTTAAGCTATTTCCTCAATATCTTTGGGCAGTATCCCGCAAAAACAAAGCTTCTCCGGCTTGCAGTCATATAGCTTCTTCCGTAGTCGCTCAATCCTAAGTCTTAGCCTAGCTTTTTTAAGTTCGTCCAAGCTCCACTACCCCAATCGCTGATTTCATCGCCCCAAGTTGACCATTTATGCTTAATCTGGCGGGCAAACAACTCCAACATCGGCCCACATGGTACCATGCGTTCTGCTATGTCATATTGCTCATCCGGTTTGGCGCTGTGCTTTGTCCTCGGCGCTATTATGGCTCCAGGAATTCCTCTGTCTCGCACCAGCGAGGCACCTTTCCCGCGTGTACAAACCAATAACTCCTCGCTACATGACCTGGTGGTTTTACCACCGCCGATTTGATATACAAGTCGCTTCTTCTTTGCGTCCCATCTAGCCTTCACCCAGGGTATTGCCGTAGAATATCTAAACCCCCACGCCTTCATGACCGGCCATGGATGCGTTTCTTTAATCGGGTGGGTGCTCCACAGCAGCAGGATCGCGTCCTGCGCTGTGATAGATTTTATCCACTCGCCTAAAGCACATATTTCCTCTAAAGACATAGTGTCATAGTGTTTACCCGACTTCCGCTGCTTGCCCTCGTACTGAGGGCTTAATCGTGTTCCCTGGTCATTATAGCGCCAAGGAGGATCCGCAATAATTAGGCGACACTTTTGCATCCTTAATCCTCAGCCTTGGCAGTTTTCGCAGAATCGACAATGCTTTTAATCTCGGATAAGTCGTAAATAATAACCTCAACGTCCCACAATTTAAAATCATCATCTTTAAGATGGTAATTATTCCACTTTATAATTTTTACACTCGGGAACGCTGTTTTTAAAAGTTCGGTTATTTTCTTTCTGTTTACTGGTGTATCAAGTAAAACGTACTCCCGATCACCGCCAACAAAACTAAAATCATAGCCATCGTCAATCATCTGCTGCAGTTTATTTTTGCGCTCCTGCTCCTCGGTGACAGGCTTGCTTGAAAAGATTCTTGCACTGCTAAGACTTAAGTGAAACTTTCCTCTATATCCGAATGAACCAAAGTTATCATCACCTATGTGACTAAAACCCTGTAAATTCCACCAACTATATAACCCGTCGTGCATCTCTCGGAGTAACTCTTTAACTCCAGATACCGAACTGTTATTAGCTAGTTGATGTTCCAACTCTCGTATTCTCACATTGGCTTGCCTAATGCCACCGAACACATCATCAATCCTGTTAGCGGCCTGAGAATTATATTCGAGTATTTTAGCAAATTCCGCTGTATGGCTCTCTATGAGACTTATGAGAGTATTTTTCATTTCAACTGACAACTCATCTTTTGCAAGCCACTCATGAAGCTGTTTAGCGGCAAAGAACATATCTTTTATGGATTTAAGGCAAACAGCCTTATTATCCTCATTCAGCTCAATCATTTCGTCTTTTATTATTTCAACCATTATTTCACCTCCGGGAACTCGTCCCAAGTTCGACCATCCAATTCACGACCTGCTATCTTTTTACCTACCCGCTCAAGGTGACTAATTGGATAGACTTTATGTTCTGGCCCACCATTCACAAGATCAGAGTCATCGGCATTTAATAAGGCAGTTCGACCATGCCCAACTATGCGGGATACCATTCCAACAGTATCCGCGTACTTTGCGAATGTCCAATATCTTCGTATCTCCCTGAACTCACCCAACTGCTTAAAGAAGAACGGAACCCCTGCCGCCACGCACTGATCGCGTAAATATCTTGCCCAATCAGGGTGCAATGGTCTTACTCCTGGCCCAGACTCTCCACCGCAGATAACCCAATCAATTCCTCGTTCTATAGGTCTGCTGTATTCCTCTAGTCTATCCATAAGAGTGGCCTGAATTATTTCTTGCTCATTAGCGGCTTTTCTCCGCAATACGACCGGCCCCAACATCGGCTCTACAGATACAAACCTCACAACTGCCGGTATTTGCAGAAGTATCGGAATCCTTTTATCTGCCTGCTCCTGATTCTCAGTTGTTACGCCAAGCCATACGTTTGGTAAATCACACAAATAATTATTATAAATTTTAAAGCCATCAAAAATCATCTTCATCCGTTCTGGTCTTTTCGTTAAAACTATGAAAGTGTGTTGCTCACATTTTCGCATCCTATTAAATGCGCCATATATGAAATCTCCCGGAACATCATCATGAAAAAGGTCGTTCCACACTGCCCATACAGTAGGCTTCTTGACGATCAGAGGTAAATTACGATTCTGCACCATAAGCCTAATCTGACCGTTAAACCTACCATCTCCGTCTGTCAAACCTTCATACTGAGCTTTAACCTTTTCGTTGGGATTGAATGACCTCATATGGTTTTCTCGCTCCGCCCAGCAATTCAAGCAACCATCACTAACCTTGCTGCAACCTCGAACCAAAGACCAAGCGCGATCCCAGTACATGCCTTTTTCAATGCGTTTAATGTCTGTCACGAAACCTTCACTCCCTCCGGCACTTCCCACTCCCAAAGCTTCTGTTTGCCACGTATCGGTATAGGCTCCGAAATTGCCCTGACATCCTCCAGCACCCAAGCGAATCTACCTAGCGTATAATCACCACATGCTTTTTCTAGCCAGTTTAGCTTTGAAATAAAACTTGCGGTTATTTCTACACAATCAACTAAGCTGCAGATTGCAATAACAGCACCAGCAGGCATACTGCGGTAGTCACTGTACTTAAGGCATATCTTGTCATTTACATAACGTCTTTGATTTAAAGTCAAGGCCCTAAGAGAATCGTTAAGCGGGACAATTTTCTTACTAGCGTGAATAGCCAGTAATCCCCTATACTTAGTTCCCCAACTTCGTGTCTCATAGTGCTTAAGGTCGAGCGTGATTAAATGTGCCCATGGTCCCCAAAGCGTTATCGCTTTCATAAGAAACACCTCACCACCTGACCAATCAGGTACAAAAACGCCACCGCTACAACCACATATCCAGCGACCTTGGAGGGCAGCTTTTCCTCACCCTCCAGCCACTCCTGCACCACAGTAACCATTCGTTCAACCTTAACAACTAACTGCCTAGTTCGGGAGGCTTTCCGATAAGTTAAGACCTGTAAGCGGCAGTTCATTATCGTCAACCTCCTCCCGCTCCGTTTCATCATCCTCTAACCCATGATCCAGTAGTGAGGGTAGTTGATGTTGTTCTATCGCCCGCGCAATTCTCTGCACATCTTCCGACCATAAGCCATGCCTTTTTATAACCCC